ATCCATGGTCGCATTCCTAGTCTATAACTAAGTTCCCATTGCCGTCCCAAGTAAGCTGAGATACCGATGAGAAAGTGGAACACAATGAGTTGATATGGTCCACCGTTATACAACCACTCGTCGAGGGTTGCAGCTTCCCAGATTGGGTAGAAGTGAAGACCGATTGCGTTTGATGACGGGACGATTGCCCCTGAGATAATGTTGTTTCCATAGAGAAGAGAGCCAGCTACTGGTTCACGTATACCATCTATGTCAACTGGTGGAGCAGCTATGAAAGCTATAATAAAGGCTGTTGTAGCAGTTAGTAGTGCAGGGATCATTAGCACACCAAACCACCCCACGTAGAGGCGGTTATCTGTGCTCGTAACCCAGTCACATAAACTCTGCCAGTTGGTATTTGGTTTTGTTAGTGTGGCTGTAGTCATTTATTTAAAAAGTGTATTTAAGTCCTAGTTTAGAACCATAAGAATTGTCGACATCTTTCTTTGTAATGCCTGAGAGTTCTCCATATACGCCAAGCTTTTGTGTGATATTAAATGTACCACCAGCTTTGCCAGAGAATTCTGTTTCTGTACCATCTACATCAGCGACTGCTGTAAGAGCAGGGCCGCCTTGAACGTAGTAGTCGAATTTACTTACTGAACCTTCAAAGCCAACGTGTAGATCAATAGTTCTTCCATCATAGTCAGAGCCTGTGTATCCATTGTTAACTTCAGTGTTCACATAAACTCCAGCGAATGCAGGAGTTGAAAATAGGGTTGCTGTTGCAGCTAATAAAATTTTTTTCATTTAAAATATTCCGGGTATGATTTGACCAGTCGTGGCGTAGGCTCCGAGAGCTGCCACAATGCCAAGCATAGCCCAGCGTCCATTCTGTAGTTCTGCGTTTTAATTGTCCTGTTACTGGATCAAATACAGTTTGATGTCCAGATTCATTTAAACGTCTAATATTATTAGATGCGTCAGCTTTTATTATACCCATTACAGGGTGTAGTTTACCATCGTCACCTAATCTGAAACCACCTGTATAGTCAGTTTTGTGTCCTGAATCTTTTAGTCGTCTTATATTATTTGAAGCTTCAGCTTTCATTACACCTCGCTGTAGTATTAACCTTCTCATGTCAGGATCTAAATGTCTTAAGCTACCACCATTACGTTGGTATAGTTGAAGCCACTTGTCTAACTCTGATGGAGCTGGGTAATTCATTGCTTGTATCTGTAAAGGTCTTGTAATTTTATTCTCTTCAGGAGATAATACACCCCTCCTCGTACCTTTAATAACTGGACCCATCGGTTTAAATACAGGTAGCTGTGGTCCTCCAGATAGTTTCCAGTCAGGATGACCGGGAACATCACCTTCACCATAGTCATCATCAGATTCTGCTGGTGCTGGTTCTCTAGGAATCATGATAGTGTTAGGAGTAATCCTTAACCCAGCTAATTTATCTCTAGAAGGTGCAGGTGATTTACCTGGATTCCATGGGCTGCTGGGTTTATCAGGTGGTACATAAGGAGGAAGTTCTCCCGGCGGATGAGCCATAGAAATCATCAGCTGTTTTAATATATTATTCTCTTGTGCAAGTCTGTTACTTTCTTTGTACCATGGTTGATTTGCCATAACTAAAAGTTTACATTGGATCGTTCGAGCTTCTTCATTACCTTTTGACGGAAGGCTGGGTCTCTATCGTAGCGAGGATCACTCATAGCCTCTACAACTTCAGCTTGGCTACCGAACTTATCTCCATCTGATTTAGGAGCAGTACCTGTCACCATCTTTCCATCATAACCTTGTGAATCTTTATATCTGTAAGCTAGAGAACGTACTGCAAAGAAAGCTGCAAGTGGATCTCCTCTATCCATAACTGTATCAAACATCTTAACTTCTTGTGGGTTTAGATTCTCATTTGCCCACTGTAGCATCTCACTATACTGCTGATCACCTCCAGCTACATTCTTTAACTCTGTAACTTGCTGTTCAGTAATCTGTGGTTTAGATCTTTCAACCTGTTCACGGTATTTAAGATGCATATCAGCTAACTCTGCTGGCTTTAATTTATTTAATGCCTCAATAGTTTCTTTTTGATATGATTCTTTAGAGTGAGCTTGCTCCCATAATGTATCTAAGATTCCATCTTGTGAAGTATTCTCTTTAGCTTCTTTCTCTTTCTCTCCACCTTCTTTTGACTCCACTTGTTCACTATCTTGGGAGTCCCCAGCTTCCGAGCTATCTCTAGAACCTTTGTCTCCAAGTTTCTTTTGGAGTTCGACATAGGCTTTTTCTAATTCTTGTGCATCTTTATATTTACCAGCTAGAAGATTTTCTTGCTCTTCTATCATGGCTTCTCCTACCTGTAGAGAATCTTGCTCATCAGCATTTAGATTCTCTACGCTAGTAGTTTCTGTTGTATCTTCAAATGTTAATGTTTCTGACATTATTCTTCAGGTGGTGCTCCTTCTTGTAATTTTGCTGCTAGTGCAGGGTTCTTAGATGGATCATTGATTGGAGCTTTAGCCATGTTTGGTGCTTGCTTCATCTGTTCCATCTGCATTGCTTGCTGCTGAGACTGTTGTCTTTCTTGTTGTATATCTTGCATACTCTTAACAAGATTTAAGACATCAATACCTTGAGCAGCAGCTAATCTCTTAATGAGTTCATCAGGATTAATGAATTGTTGGATAGCTTCTGGACCCATTGTTTGTGCAAGGGTTTGCATGAAGTTACCTAAAGCTTGTACATCTTGACCACGACCAAGAGAATTAATACCAGCTACGATGATTGGTTTAACCATCCCTTTAGGTATCTTAGGAATCTCTCCAGTCTTCTGGAATACACTAAGCTTTCTGTTTAAATATGGTACTAGAAATTCAATGGTTAGTAGTCCAAATAACCCACCGAGTTGCTGTTCCAACTCCATCTGTGTCATCTGTACTTCTTGAGCAGTAGTTCTTTCACTATCTCTTACACTAAGTATAAGGAAAG